CGTAATGCCGTACTGCTGGGCTTTCTGCGCCACGCGGGAGATCAGTTCTTTCCGCGCCCAGACCGCATATTTCTTGATGGCGTTTTTATCCATGATTCACTTGATTCCTTTCAATTCTTTTCTGTCTTCCACAGTTAGGCGTTCCTCAAACATAAGAAAATTGTAATACGCCAGAAAAAGCTGAATACAATCCATTCTCCGTACTTTGCGGTGAAGCATTCCGTGGTCAACAAAGTTTCGATTCATAACGGCAGGCTGCTCCTTGAAATCATTTCCGTTAGCATAAAGCACTGCCAATGCACAAAAAAGATTTTCTCTCGTTAAATTGCTAAAAAAACAAACTTTAATATCATCTTCATGAACTTCATTATACTTGTTATTGATTCTATTGACAGCAGCAGCCCCACTATATCGACCAGGCTTTCTTTTAGTCTTTTTCGCTGATTCCAGATTCTCGTTTTCGGTTTTGGGACCGCCCTGCAACCGAATAAGTCTTCCATCGATTAGGGAATACAACATCATCGCACATGACTTGTAGCAACGATTATCGAAGTCCTTAATCGCCTCCTCAAAATCGCTTCTTTTGATCTTTTCAACGGAATCAAACGCTTTCCAGAATTCTTCCATTTGCTTTTTTGTTCTGAAGCAACTTAGGGCCTTTTCGTTTGCTTCCTTGCTTGAAGTTGGTGCAGTGTTGAAATATTTGAAATTAGCATGCGGAATAACCGTCCATCCATAAGCGCCCCACTGCCGGAATGCTTCTATTCGTTCTTTCTTTTTGTCTTCTGAAAGACCTGGGATAACTATGGCGTTCCAATCAATTCGGGTATTTATGATTCTACCCAAATTAGTTTGAATTGCCTTTAGATTACTCATGAAGGCAGGAGTGCTTCCGATTATAGTCGAAGCTATTGAGGCAATGGATTTGCTTATAGACAATGCCTCCGGATCAACCATCGGTTGAATCAACTTCAAGAAATTGGACGTTTCGGCAATATTACCAATTACTTTGGTTAAACCGAAGACTTCTTGATGATCAGTAGCTGCAATTCCGATGTCCTGTATAAGCTTGTGGTATGGATTCATCGTTTCGGAGAGCACCAACTGCCGAATTGGTTCGAGCGCCTTTTTTATAGAATCGTTGGAATTATCTTCAGATAACTGTTTTTTCTCAATTTCATCCATATCTTCTTGGTGTTTTTTCTGCAATGGATTGCTTTACTTGATTCGAATAGTTGCACCGGTGGCTAGTGCTTTACAATACTTTTGATTTCCGCGCTTATAAATTTCCAATTCCATAGTCGGAGTCCAAGCACAGCAAATCGTAACATCGGCTGGCTCAATTTTGTATTCTTTGCCGTCAAGTGTCATAAGAGAAAACGTCGTATCGTCAACATGGTCAAGGGTAGTTTTCATATGAGACTCCTTATTTAGTTTAATTTGATCTCATCGCAGCCATCCAACAAGTTCCGCAGCTGTTCCCGGATTTTCTCTACATAGGCATCAATATCCGCATCATCCCGCAAAGTTTTCGCAGGGAAAAGAATCTGGCGGCTGTAAGATTTCACCTTTTTCTGCCTTGGTGTCGGAGTAACAACATCCTTCTTTTCTGCGGCCGGCTTTGGTGCTGGTGGCATCAGTGCAATCTCAATGCTGCTAACAGCATCATCCTTGTACTTGCTCAGCGGGATAATCATACCATCCAGCAGCGCAAGGCTCTTGCAGCTTGCAATTTTTTCCTTATAGCCATCAAAGAAAGCATCCGACTTGCGGACGATGTCCAATGCTTTGGGATCTCCGTTTGCAGCGATATGGGTCGCTTCCATGCACTGACGCACTGTTTCCAGAATCTCAGAGCGTTTGTCATCCAGCATCTGGTCATGGGCTGTACGCACCGTTTGCATCAACCCATTCAGCTCCGGAATGCGCTTGTAGTTGAACTTCTTCCCAAAAGATGGCACTGTGATGATAAGCCGAATCTTGTTCAGGGCATCGTATGCCGCCGCATCCTGCGCAATGCGGTCCAGATCCGCCTGCATCTCGTGTTCCAGCCGTGCAGCATCATCAAAGGTACCGACCTGACTCTTGAAGAAGGTCTCTACATTGCCCACGGCATCCTTCTGATTAAAGAGGCCGTCCTCTTTCTTGAGCAGATAGTCGATCAGCGCGATGTTGTCCTTCTTCTGGTTCAACACTTCCTGCGTTGCAGTAATAGCGTTGTGCACTATTGTCTGATCCGGGTACTTGTGGGTATCATCGTACTTCTCGTTCAGTTTGTTATAATGCTGCAGCTGGTTTCCGAACTCATCGGCAATAAATTTAACCAAACCGTCTTCGTCCGCAGGAACATCCATGACATCGAAGTAATCCCGCAGAAGGTCCCGCACAGCCTTCATTTTGGTTGCCGATACCACCACGCGCTTGCTAATGGATGTTTTACCCACCTCACTCTTTTTGCGAAGCATGTCAGGTAATTTGGCGTTGTCCGGCTGGATGGTAGTGCCTGCATATTTGATGGTTACCTTCTGATTCACGATCAAACGCGCCACCACATAAGCAATGTCGATTTCCTTCCAGCCATAGGGTATACTGCTGAACTTGCTCTGTACATCCGCCATGGAGGTCGGCAGGTGATGCATTGCCTGCATCTCAAGATATTCTTCCACCGCCGCCTCTGCATCGCGGTTCGGATCTGCCTCCGGCAGAATATAGTCCGCACCGGACAGCACTGCCAGAATGTCAGCATCGGTATCTGCGTTTTTCCCAATCAGGTCCAACTTGCTGTAAACATGCGAGACCAGATACTCCATCGTCTGGTCAATTTTGGCCTTAGCATTGCCGCTCTTAATGTCCAGATGTTCACCATCGGCGTAAAATTTTGCGTTTTCAATAGCCTCTACCAGAGCTTTGCTGGCTTCAGCTTCATACTTGGTTGCTTCTTCCTGTTGGCCGCGGATAATATCCTGAGCACTCTTGGGCATCTGGCTGACATTCCGCTGTTTGACATATTTGCGGATCTTCATGGATGCTTCCAGCGATTCATAATACGGCGTATCGCCCAAAACTACAATCGCCTCGCTGCCTTTGGAGCTGTTCATCAGGCGAAATTCCGTTTTTTCCGTTGCATCAGAAGCTGCCGTCAAAAAGCGCAGGCGCATGCCGCCTGTGGCGATGCCGTACATAGTGTTATCCACCATCTGATCAAACGGGAAGTCACACTTGCCGTAACGGAACTTTTTTACATCATAAATTATGCCAAAAATAATCTTTGCTATATCCCCAACAATAGCGCCCGTATCCACCTGTGTAAGGTTGATTTCTTTCTGGATGTCCTGCTCTTCATCCGTCAGGAAGTTGTAGGTATCACCAGTACGTCCGATGTAATTCTGCCCAATCAGTCGATCCAAACTGCCGCGCAACTTTTCGCGCATCGCGACCTTTTCCAGACGGATGTCGTCTGCCATCAAAATCACAAGGTTGTCCAGATTGGCCGGTATGTCCTCGTTGACATATCGAATGAGATAGAGAAGCTTCAGAACATCCACATCCATCGGCTCCAGACCATCGTGATTTTCTACGGCTTTGCTGCAGCGATCAATCACATTGCGAATGGAACCATCCAGGAAAGAATGTACAGTATCATAGAAGCGGAACAGCGGCACCAACGCAAACTCGTTCTGCTTTTCCACTTTTTGTGCTGCTTCCTGAAATCCGCTCAGCATGGAACGCTCGCCGCCGGAGAAGTGTTTACCTGCATTGCCGTGTTTGCGGATCTCCACAAAAATTTTCTGCATGATGAGAAACTGGTATGGAACGAACGGAAAGTCCTCTGCAAATTGTGCCGGACCAGAGAAGCCCTTGATGTCCGGCATTGCATTTGTAAAGCTGAACAAGTTGCGCATCCCGGAGCTTTCTTTCTCATAGACCGCATCCAGCGTTCTTTCTGCTTCCGGAGTCTTTTTCAGAATACGCTTCTGAATTACTTCGTCTACGGAAGAAGAAGAAAGGCTCAGACGAGTTTTGAAACGAGCCTGAATTCGAGAAAATTCATCTGCTCGTACTTTGATAATCTCATCAATAGCTTCCTGTCCGGTGCAGACCACCCAGACTTTTCCTCTGCATTCGCTGCCGATTTTTTCCACCAAAGACTGCAGATTCAGCAGCATATCCGTGTCCGTGCCAACATACTGCCCCGCCTCGTCCACCATGAACAGAAGGCGGAAGTTTGCAGGTTTTGTGCTGACGTATGCATTGATGTCTTCTACAAGCTGTGAAACAGAGAGTTCCGTTGCACTCTTATCGTTAAACCAGTTGTTTGCATCCTCTTCACTGATATCCAATGCTTCCGCCAGTGCAGGCTTAATAAATTTTCCATTAAATGCAAATGCTTTCCGCACTTCAGTCCAAGGTTTGCCCTTCTTTTCTTCAATCAGACGGCAAAATTCATCCATTTTGCCCTGCTGCGTAATGTACTGCTCCAGCATAGCAACTTTGAGATTGCTGCCAAAGAATCCCAGATGATTATAGAACACCTTAGCAAAAACACGTAAAACGGCTGTTTTATCCTTATTGATAGAGCCTTCATAATCGATATTAAACAGAATCGTCTCGGTTTCACCTTTGGTTGCACGATCCACCTGCATAAAGGTACCAGGGTCATCCTCAAATTTCTTGCGGAAGCGCTCCACCGTACGAACGCCATTAACCTCTTTGTTTTCCAACAAGTATGACAACATTTTCAAGAAGTGAGATTTACCGCTGCCAAAAAAACCGGAGATCCAGACTCCTGTATCTGCCGTTGGTTCGTCAAATGCTTCTGCATAGGTATTGAAAAAGTCTGCAAAATGCCGCTTCAGCTCTCGTGTAATAACGTACTCGTTCAGTTCCTGTTCCAGGACCTTGTTCTCGTCCTCGTCAACCTTGACAACACCGTTAATTTTACGGTTGATGTCTTCTACAAACATATTCTGTATAACCAAAGCTCTATTTCCCCCTTCACACAACGTTAAATGCACGATAGTAATTGTTCGGCTTCAGACAGTTGAACAGCCGCAGCTGCTGGTCGTTAAATGTTCCCGGGTAAAACACAAGCACCGGCCTCTCTGCAAACAATGATGCCTCCAGTAACGTATGAATTCGCATAAATGGAAACGCTTCTCCAACGCCAGTCAAAACCAGTACTTCTCCCGGCTGGAACGGCTCGCTCTGAATTTTCTGTACAATTTCATCGACTCCAATTGTCGATTGAAGCTGTTCCAACAGATAATCATGGCCGTCCTCTTCTTCCATATCGGGGATTGCATCTAAAATATCCATGCCTTCACAAATCCCTAGGAAGATTTGATATAAATTACAGATCCGCAACTGACAGCCCAGTGTCATATCTGTAGATAGCTGTTCAATGAAATGTCGAACCGCCATTTCATCTCTCGGTTCATAGCAGAAGATACGAATATTTACTTCATTGCTAAGACCTTTTCCTTCTAGGAAATCTTGACTCTGAATCATCTGCCGAACGTTATCAAGGCGTTTTTGTATGTCACCCATTAAATTTTCCTCACTCAAAACGGTTAAATGCGGGCAATACCGCCTGATCCCCATTTGTAAGAATCACATTTTCCAATTCCGGATAAAGCCAAACCGGGTTCAAATGGCCTGCTTTTATACTATCCAGATAATCATTTTCTCTTAAAATTCGATTTAGAACCGATTTCAGCTTTTTGACTGTAGATTCGCTCCAATCTGCGATAGCATCATTTTGCTCTTGTAATCTTATGAAGAAACTTGTCATGTCAAGTTTTCCATAGCTGAAATCTTGGTTTCGATATTTTTCTCCAATAACTGTTACCATAAAATCCCAGACAAGTCTATTATCCTTCATAATCGCGTAAAGACAAATTTGTTTTGCCTCTTCCACGGAATGCTCTGCAATATTCCGAAGCAGTTGTTCACTATTCAAAAGATTTAGCCGCCGATAACACGCCCGAACCATACCAGCTGTCATGCGTTCAGTTGGATACTGGAAGAGATTATTGGCGGCAATTATTTGTATCATTGATGCAAGATCCTCTCCTTGCACCATTTGCTTCGCTACAATTCGCATTTCGTGGAATAAAAACTGTTCTCTTGTCAGAGAAGCTTTATATCCACTTTCTTGTGCTCTGTTTGTATTCTGCATTGCTTATGCAACTCCCATTTATAACTTTTGATACGCCCAATAGCGACCATCTCTCACTCTCTCTAGTTTACCTTCTTTTACAAAAGAAACTAGAATTCGATTTGCCGTTGCTGAAGAGACTTCCAGCAACTGTTGCACATCACTGTTATGAATAATCTTCTCTTTTTTCAAGTATTTTTCAAGAATATTCCATCGATTTTCTTTTCCACTTGTAGGCATCATGCTCTTTTCGAAGTTTTCTGGGATTACACTCAAAAGTGCTTCTTCAATCACACTTAGCATAAATTCAATAAATGCAGTTCCTTCACCTTGGGCATTGGATGTATTGATAGCCTCATAATACTCCTGCTGATGATCATGAACAATAGACTCCACCGGAAGCCATGCAAACAGCGGATTCCATCTGGAGAGCAGTAGCGTATGCCAAAGCCTTCCGATTCTTCCATTTCCATCTGCAAACGGATGGATTACTTCAAATTCATAGTGAAACACGCAACTTTTGATCAGCATCGGAAGCGGGCTGTCCTCTGTCCATTTGAGCAGTTCTTCCACCAGAGGAGGCACATACTGCGGTAGTGTTCCAAAATGAAGTACATTTCCATGACTGTCAACCACACCTACTGGCTTTGAGCGAAACACACCATCTTCTTGAACCAGCCCTCGCATCATCACATGATGAGCCAACAGTAAGTCTTCCACTGAGTATGGATTCAATTCATTCAAATGGTCGTAAATTTCATACGCATTCTTCACCTCCGCAATGTCTTTTGGCGGTGCAAGGACACGTTTTCCTGATAGTACAGCCGTTACCTGCTCCAAGGATAGTGTATTTTGTTCAATTGCAAGAGAGGAATAAATTGTTTTAATCCGATTCTGCCTACGCAGAACAGGGTCAGATGAAAGATGTTGTGTTGAGCTCACTTTTCCAACAAGTTCACAAATCTCCATTACATCCGTGAGAATTTTTTCTGTAATTGTAAATGGCGGTTTTTTATTCTGCATCTGTTTTTCCTCCCCTCCATTCTAATTAATTATATCATTTCATCGCTCATTCATCAATCACACTTTACACAAGTGATTGATGAATTTTTCAGCGATTATGCCACTTTTCCAAATTTCTTTTAGCCACCTTCATGCCGGTCTGGCATTTTTATCTCTAGCTTTCTCAAATTCCCATTTTTCACCCAGATATAATAATCATGATTCAAAGCCTCTGAGTCGAAAGACTCAGGGGCTTTTTTATGTCTGGAGGTGAGCATTTTGTTATTCCGCACCATCACTATCATTATTACCATCGTATTTTAAAGCGCAGCTGCGCAGAAAGGAGAAAGCCTTATGAACTTTTGGTCCGAAATCGTCAAAGAGGTTGGCACCGTCCTGGTGGAAGTCCTCGTCCGCATCGCTGAAGAAATGGAAAACAACGATTGAGCAAAATACACTGAAAAGGAGATTTTACTATGCCCGCAAATGTTGAAACGATGTTCTCTGTCCGTGAGACCCCTTGGCACGGCCTTGGCCGGATCATCATGGATGCCCCTGCAAGCCGTGAAGCCTTGGAACTGGCCGGTCTGGATTGGCAGGTGGAGAGCCGCAATATCTATTCCGGCACGGGTGCTATGATCCCCGGCTATCGTGCCAATGTCCGCAGCACTGATAATGCTGTTCTGGGTGTGGTATCTGACCGCTACCGCATTGTGCAGAACAAAGAAGCATTCCAGTTCACCGATGACCTGCTGGGTGAGGGCGTTACTTACGAAACTGCCGGTTCTTTGCAGGGCGGCAAGAAGGTCTGGATGCTGGCAAGGCTTCCGAGGAAATATCTTATCGCTGGAGATCAGGTAGTACCATATCTTGTGATCTTCAACAGTCATGACGGAAGTTCTGGTGTGAAAGTGGCCATGACTCCGATCCGTGTGGTTTGTCAGAACACACTGAACCTTGCGCTGAATACTGCAAAGCGTATCTGGACTGCACGCCACACCGAAAATGTTCTGCTCCGCGTGCAGGATGCCCGTGAGACCCTGCAGCTAGCCAGCAACTATATGGTTGAACTCGGCAACCGTGGCGAAGAGCTGGCTCGCATCGATTTATCTGATCACAAGGTGCAGGAGTTCATCAATGAGTTTTTCCCGATTTCTGAGGACCTGTCCGATTGCCAGCGGAAGAATAACCTGCGCTTGCAGGAAGATCTGAAGGCTCGCTATTATAACGCACCGGATCTGGAATGGGTCGGCAAAAACGGTTGGCGCTTTATCAACGCAGTCTCCGATTTTGCTACCCACGCAAATCCTCTCCGCAAGACCAAAAACTACAACGAGAACCTGTTCCTGCGCACCGCAGAGGGCAACCCCATGATTGACAAAGCCTACAAGATGGTGCTAGCAGCAGCATAAAGGAGTAAGCCATGAATGATGTAAATAACCGCATTTTCAAGGAATTCACGGAATTTTTTGACAACGTTGAGAAGAGTGCTTCTGAAATCAGCGTTACCATGGCTTATGAGATTACGATGAAAAGTACCATCAGCACCGCCATTATTGTTTTGGAATCCGAGGGCAGACTGGAAGAGCGCTACTGGAACCATCTCAGGGTGCAAAATAATATTCTGGATTTTCTTTATGACCTGTGGGTTGGCTCTTGCCATTCGTTAGCTGCCGACTTTTCCACCATCATGAAAGACTTGGTGGAATATGACTTCATTCTTGCCGAATCTATTATGAAAGAAAGGATGCAAAGCGCATGAAAAGATTGATTTCAACTTTGAACCTGTCCAAAGAAGATTGGCTCCGTTATCGCAAATGCGGCATTACCGGCACGGATGCCGGGGCTATCCTTGGCCTGAATCCCTATCGTTCTGCATTTCAGATTTACCACGATAAAATCAGCGATACCACTGAAAATATCGACAACGAAGCCATGCGGCAGGGCCGTGATTTGGAGGATTATGTAGCACAACGCTTCACCGAGGCCACCGGTCTGAAGGTACGCCGAGCAAATGCCATTTACCAGAGTGAGGAACATCCACTGCTTCTGGCAGATTTTGACCGCCTGATCGTTGGGCAGAAAGCCGGGCTGGAGTGCAAGACAGTCTCGCCCTTCTCCGCAGATAAGTGGACAGATGGCAAAATCCCTGCACATTACATGGCTCAGGTCAATCACTATCTGGCCGTCAGCGGTTTTGACTGCTGGTACATTGCTGCTCTTATTTTCGGAAAAGAACTGGTGATTCACAAGATCACAACCGACAAAGAAGTTCTGAACAACCTCATTGCCAAGGAAGAGCACTTCTGGAAATACAACGTGATGCCCGAATTTCCGCCTGTACCTACCGGAAGCGAGGGGGATACACAGCAGATCAATCAGCTGTACTCTGCAGATGATCGAAACAAAACTGCCGATCTTAATCCCATCCGCGACCTGTTGGATAAGCGGCAGGATCTTTCTGATCAGATCGAACAGCTGGAACAGGAAAAAGCCTCTATTGAACAGCAGGTGAAGTTGGAGATGCAGGACGCTGCCTATGGCACAGCACCGGGCTACAAGGTGTCCTGGGTATCCTCCGAAAGTAAACGGGTAGACTCCCAGCGTTTGAAGAAAGAACAGCCCGATATTTTCAATCGGTACAGCAAGAATGTAAGCAGCCGCAGGTTTACCATTATCCATGCAGCATAATTTTTGTACGTCTATAGGCGCACAAAATTTGCGCTTCAGCTATTTTTGTTTAATAGAAAAGCACAATACTGTTTACACAACAATAATTGTATGCTAAGATAAGAATATGAGGTGATGCACGATGGTTCTGCGCAAAAGTTATTTGGATAAGATCATTCCTTTTATCGATCAGGATCTGATCAAAGTTTTGGTTGGAATCCGGCGCTGTGGAAAAACAGTCCTTCTCGGTCAGATCAAGGACGTGCTCCTCCAGCGCAACATTCCCGCACAGAACATTATTCAGGCCAATTTTGAGTCCATGCGCTTCCGCAACACCCGTACTGCAGAAACGCTTTACGACTACATCGCAGAAAAAGCGGAAGGCTGTACCGGCAAAATCTATATTCTTCTGGATGAGATTCAGGAGGTGGAGCGCTGGCAGATTGCAATCAATTCTCTTCGTGTCGATTTCGATTGTGATATTTACCTGACCGGCTCCAATTCCAAGCTGCTTTCCGGCGAACTGGCAACCTATCTTTCCGGACGATACATCCAGATTCAGGTTTTCCCCTTTTCGCTGGCCGAAGCAAAACAGCAATGCATTGAAAACGGAACCTATACTTCGGATGAAAAGCTCTTCGCAGACTATTTGAAGTACGGCGGTTTTCCGCAGCGTTTCTTCCTCCCTGACGATCATTCAATCACCACCTATCTGGACGATCTTTACGAGGCTATCATTGTCCGTGACATCATGCTGCGCCACAATATTCGCGAACAGACCGCATTACGTAATGTCCTTGCATTCCTGCTGGATAATATCGGCAATCCGTTTTCTGCCCGTAATATCAGTGGACGCATGGTTTCGGAAGGAATCAAGACAACCACTGCTACCGTACTGAACTACGTTGATTATTTCAAGGAAGCCTTTATCCTTCTGAATGCAAGCCGCTATGATATCAAAGGAAAAGCGCTCCTGTCCAGCACAGAAAAGTACTATGCAGTCGATCTTGGCCTGCGTAACGTTATCAAGAAAAGCGAAAAACTTGACAGCAACAAGCTGTATGAGAACATCGTATATCTGGAAATGCGGAGCCGTGGCTATGAAGTTCAGGTCGGCAAGCTGGACGACACCGAAATTGATTTTATCTGCTACCGTGGAGATGAAAAGCTCTATATTCAGGTTGCTTACCTGATCACTCCCGCCGATGAAGAACGGGAGTTCGGTAATCTTGAGCGGCTGCACAACAACTATCCTAAGTATGTTATCAGTGGTGATTTGGTGAATTTAAGCCGAAACGGAATCATTCATCGAAACATCATTGATTTTCTGCTCAATCCGTAATTTTCACATCATGGGGCACAACAGTTGACGCTGTTGTGCCCTTTTTTCTTTATCAGAATTGGAGGCATTCTTATGGAAAATCCATTCGTAAAATTATTTGCTATCGACTTCAAAGATCATCTGGAAGTCAAAAAGTCCGGCAGCACGGAACTTAAATATGTAAGCTGGGCGTATGCTTGGGCGGAGGTGAAAAAGCGGTATCCTTCTGCCAGCTACGAAGTCAAGAAATTCAACGGCCTGCCCTATGTTTATGATCCCATCACCGGCTTCATGGTGTATACTACTGTCACGATTGAGGGCGTTTCGCACGAAATGTGGCTGCCTGTACTGGATGGCGCAAACAAAGCCATGAAAGCTGTGCCTTACACCTATACCACCCCG